AACAAATGTGTCAGTATCATTGACAAAACGGCTACGTTGCGTGGTATTATCTGGCCCTGGGGTCAATCTTGTACGTACATTATCTTCGATCTTGACCCAACGGCGCCCGTCAAATCTAAATAAACGATTTGGTAAGTAATCGGTTCGTAGAGCGTAATCACCAATTTTAGCATTGATAGGAAACGCTATACCAGTGGTAACTGGTAAACCATTGGGTGTCAAGCCATCACCAGTCAAGTATCCATGGACAGTGTCCTCGGGGGTTATTGTTGCATCATCACTGGATATGGTTCCTGAATCAGCAGTTACATTACCATCTCCAGTAATCCCTGCAGGATTTCCCGGATAGTCTTGGGGCTCCAGGGGTTTAATATATAAGTGACTGGTGTCATATCCCGAAAACGGCACATTGGATTCTGCTTCTTTTATTATGGCATCATTGATTTCCTGATACTTGCTGATAATACTGCTTACAGATCCTAGAGTGATATTACCACCGGTGCCGGGGATTTCTTCGTCAACTTTAATTTGAGTTAATATATCTTTGTATTCTTGGCTATCTGTTAATGGATTTATTTTGCATCGCCACAGGTGCGGCCACCAGGTGGCGCTGAATCCCTCGGACGCATTGTTTGTGTCACTTATAACATAAAATCTTTTTAATGCAACTGGTAGGCTACTGTCCAGCGGGTTGTAATCTTTCAAGTGCATGAGTTCAATAACGTCACCGGCCATGAGTTTACGCCCCAACGTTTCCATCATGTCATTGATGTGGAACACAATAAACAAAGTTCCAGTTTGTAAAAACATACCAAACTGACTCAGGTCAAAGGTCACATCCTGTGTCTGATAAATCCCACGTAACAAATAGATGCTGGTGTCATATTTCCTGTCACGATTTTCCAGAAAGAAAAGGTCTTGTATGTTCAGTGCGCTATCATTGAGATAACTGGGCTTGGTTGCGTCGGTGTAAAATTTTACAGTTGCGCCAGATCCAACGATACTGGTAGTGGGTGCTGATAAATCAATAGTGGTTGCTGTTTTGGCTATCACTGTTGCACCAGTGGGTACTCCAACTCCGACCACATACATCCCCAAGGACACATCTGATGTAGACGCAAATGTCAGTGTGATGCTTGTGGCACCTTGTGCTGCGCTGGTGGTTTTTACTAAGTTTTGCTCGTTTAACCCCAGGTATTTGTGTATTAAAATCCCAGTACCGCCCACAGTAAACATTTCGCTCATACGGCGATCAATAAACTTGTAGTCGTTGCTGTGTTTTCCTTCTCTCCAGAGCGATAAGCGTGGCACTTGTTAAATCCTTAATATCTAGTATTTAGTTGGCATTAAATACCAAAACTAGTATAATCTGAGCATGGATGGGCTCAAGAAGTTATAACTATTGCAACAATATCGCAAGATCACGATACTAATTGACATTGCCCAAAAATAGTAGTACCCTAGTATATTCCAAGTAGATAGGAGCCAACATGGCACTAGCACAAAGCGTAAAAGCACCCAAAAAGACAGCAGTCAAGAAGCGTGACCCCTTATTCAGTGATGAAAAACATACTGGGCGTGAACCGGTATGGGACGCTGACCGAGCCAAAGCAATGAGTCAAGTGGAATTTGACCATTTTCTACGCAAGAGTTTTTATTATTACAACTATTACTATACTCAAAAAGACTGTAAAAAACATATAGTAAAGTGGATGCAGGACAACGGATACAGTAAACCGGATGTGAGTAAATTTATTCGTAGCCCAGATCGTGCCATGCCCATGACTGCATGTGGTATCGTCATGGCCACCAAGCAGGGCATGCCCTTGCGTGATAAAGAATTAAACTACGTCAAGCAGTGTATCGCTGTTGCAATTTCTGAAGCTGAACCTGAAATAGTTGAAACAGGTGACACTGAAAAAACTGCAGCCAAAATACCCACTATACAGGATCGCCTCAACGAAAAAACCAGTGAACATCTAGCATACTTTGAAGGCTTGTACGACGAAGTTGTACTGGGCGGCACTATTGATCCCAGGGCGTTTGATTACTTAACTGCTAATACAGTACCACAGAGTCAAATTAACAAATTTGTAGAATTGTTTGAAGCCCACAAATCTGAGCTAACCACAGCACAGGGCAAACTTGATGACGATCTAGCAGAGGCATACAAGCATTACAAAGCAGCTGACTATAAACGGCATCATGCATTCCTGGATGCTATGCATGATGCCTTGGAGCAATATCGTGGGGTCAAGAAAGCAACCAAGAAAGCCCGAGTCAAACGTGCGCCTAACAAGGAAAAGGTTGTTGGCAAACTCAAGTATATGCGGGAAGAAAAAACACTCAAGTTGGTATCTGTTAATCCTGTGGATATTATCGGAGCGCAAGAGCTCTGGTGTTACAACGCCAAGACTCGCAAACTCTACAAGTACGTTGCCGACAGTCTAACTGGACCGTTGGGCATCAAAGGCACCAGTTTAACAGGGTTTGACCTAGCCAAATCCGTGGGCAAAACACTGCGTAAGCCCGACGAAAAGCTCAAAGAGTTCGCAAAAGCCAGTAAAGTACAGCTACGTAAGTTTCTAGAGGATATCAAAGCCACTGAAGTTTCAGGGAACGGGCGTATGAACGAAGATACTGTGCTGCTTCGAATAGGTTAACTGATTGGTGTCCTAATAAATACAATACTAGGACACCATAATGGCCACAGCAGATACCACTAACTTTTACGCTAATGGCGTAATTGTAACAGACAGTTTATATAACCGTACCACTGGTACTGGTTCGGGGCATATAGAATATGACCCTAATGAATCATTGGGCACAACCACCGCGCCCGCTCTTGACACAGATGATTCTCATCGTAACGACATAACTGACTATATTCGTTTGCGTTTAGCTGATGGTATTGTTGACGTTGAGCTCGATCTTGAACACTACGATCTTGCTATTAAACAGGCATTACAACGATATAGACAGATGGCTAGTAACAGTCAGGAAGAAAGTTATGCTTTCTTGACACTCAAACCCGAAACACAAGAATACATATTGCCCAATACAGTAATGGAAGTTAGAGCTGCATATCGCCGTGGTATTGGCTCAGTTACTGGCACAACAGCAAGTCAATTTGAACCGTTTAGCTCAGGATATCTAAATACCTATATGCTAGTAGCAGGTCGTGTTGGTGGGTTGTTAAGTTATGAATTGTTTGTGGACTACCAAAAACTTTCAATGAAAATGTTTGGTGGATATTTAAACTTTCATTTTAATAAAACAAGTAAAAAACTAACCATAATCCGTAAAATTCCTTATGCAGGAACCAACATTGACGAAAGTCAGCTGGAAGATTGCATGTTGCATATCTATAATTATAAACCTGACAGTATGTTGTTCAATGATTATCAGGCATATCCCTGGATACAAGATTATGCCTATGCATTTGCCAAAAGCATACTAGGCGAAGCTCGTGAAAAGTTTGCCAGTATTGCTGGCCCGTCGGGCGGTACACAGCTCAATGGAGCAAGCCTCAAGGCTGAAGCAGCGACCCAGATGCTAGAGCTTGAGCAACAGTTAAAGAACTATGTGGATGGGTCAATGCCGTTAACCTGGGTAATTGGATAATGAAGATTAAAGATATTATTGTAGAACGCAATCTCAAAGCAGGCAAAGTTCCTAGCAGGTACAAGCAAGCCAGTACTGGACTGCATACATTTAGCGATGGTGAGAAGGCCAACAGTGATTATACTCATTATCGTCTGGGTCTTTATCTAGCCATGAGTGACGGTGAAAATGACCCACATGTGGATCAAAAAACTTTCTACGGTAAAAAACACACAGCACATCCTTATACACCCATAGAAGCAGAAATGCTCAAGCGAGGGTATAAGAGTGTGGGTGCAGACCATAAAGATCTAAACAAAGGTAACTTAAAAAGCATGGAGCCCGACAGTAACAATAAAAGCAGTCCTGTTGCCAAGCAGAAAAAAAACAAATACGGCGTTTGACTTTGGTTGATTGGTACATTAGAATGCTCCTTGGGGGGCATTTTTTATGATCATAGGAATCACAGGCTTTATTGGATCGGGCAAAGACACCGCAGCAAACTATCTTGTGGCACACAACGGATTTCGACGTGACAGTTTTG